CACCGTGGCTTCATGGTGAAAGACATTGTGAAAGCACTTGGCATAAACATCACTACTTTCACTAAATCTGAAAAACGCTTACGCAAAAAATATGCACAAAAAAGCGGGTTTTTTGGTTGCAGAATGCGCAAGGACGGACGCAAGAAATTGCTGTGGTTTTGCAGGGGTGGAATTTTTTTCGAAATAGGCCAACGAGATAAAGGCCCGGAGCAGGCGTGGGACTCGGATTTTGACTGGCAATATCGAAATGCGCTGAAAAAAGGCAAAAAAATAATTACAGACCTTTCTGATTGGCAAGCGAGCGGTTTCGTTTTCATCGGCATGGCAGAGCCAAGTGACGGGGAAGCATTTGCTTACGAGTCGGAGCCTTGGTGGCGTCAATGAGGAACCAAAGACACGAAAACGCTTGCAGCCGAAAAAGCTCTAAGGCAGAAAACGGCTAGCGGGCGAACTGCGTACTGATTCGCGTTTGCCCGCCGTTTCTCCTCCTCCGTTACGACAAACTTGAACAGGCGTTCGCGGGCCTCGGGCCTTGCGCGCGCCTGTTCTTTTCAGGTGTGTGCATGGCTGACCGGACCATATTGCTGGCCCAGAACAAGCGCCATGCCACCCGTGGTCTGTCTGTCGTGAACCCGCAGGAGTTCCTGGCCTACCAAGAAGACGACGACAACCTGACCTATATTGTCGATATGGGGGCTTATCTTGACGGGGCGACCATTGTCTTGGTCACAAGGACGCCGACCGGGGTTGTGATTTCCAATGCGTCCAACACGACGACCCGCCTGACCCAGCGCCTGGCTGGTTATGGTCACGTCGATTTTCGGGTGCAGACTTCAGCGGGTGATACTGAACAATTTCGGGTCTATATCCAGCCTCGAGCGTCAAACCCCGCTTTTTTTTTAACGGCTGGTAGCGGCGGCGGCATTACTGCGCTCGACGGCGACAAGGGCGACGTTATCGTTTCCAGTGCCGGTTCAACGTGGACGTTGGACCCGACTGCGGTTGCCAGTCTGAACGTCTTCACCGACACGCTGAAGGGTATCACCCCGGCCTCTGGCGGCGGCACCAGCAATTTCCTGCGCGCTGACGGCACATGGGCAACCCCGCCAGGTGGTGGTGGGGGTGGCGGTGGCCCGGTCAGTGACGCGGATTATGGTGACATCACGGTGTCCAGTTCGGGCACGGTCTGGACGATTGATAACAACGCCGTCACGCTGGCCAAAATGGCCGACATGGCGACGGCCAGCCTGATTTACCGGAAGACCGCCGGAACGGGCGACCCGGAAGTCCAGACACTGGCGACCCTCAAGACTGACTTGGGCCTCACAGGCACCAATTCTGGCGACCAGACAATTACGCTGACCGGCAACGTCACAGGCTCGGGCACCGGCTCGTTTGCCACGACGATTGCAGCAGGGGCGGTTGGCCTATCGCAAATGGCCAACATGGCCACAAGCAGCCTGATTTACAGAAAGACGGCTGGTTCGGGCGCGCCTGAAGTCAACACCTTGGCCACGCTGAAAACCGACTTGGGCCTGACCGGAACCAACAGCGGCGACCAGACGATAACTCTCACGGGCGACGTGACGGGGTCGGGCACGGGGTCGTTCACCACAGCCATTGGCGCAGGGGTCATTGTAGACGCCGACGTGAATGCCTCGGCGGCTATCGCTTATAGCAAACTTGCCAGCATGACGGCCGGCAGCGTGCTGTTGGGCAACGCCTCAAACGTCCCGACCGTGACCGCCCTGACGGGTGACGTGACGGTCAGCAATGCCGGTGTCACGGCGATTGGTGCGGGCGTCATTGTGGACGGCGACGTGAATGCCAGCGCTGCAATTGCGGGGACGAAACTCGCCTTCACGCAGACAGGCACGGGCGCTTCAAGCCGCACGGTAGACGCGAAACTCAAGGACGGCTGGGTATCCGTCAAGGACTTCGGTGCGACCGGCGACGGTGTCACCAACGACACGACGGCCATTAACAACGCGATTGCTGCGGTCAACACGGCAGGCGGCGGCGTGGTATATTTCCCGCCCGGAACCTACGCGACCACGACCGGCATCACGCTTGGCAATGGCAGTGCTAGCGCGCCGTCTACCAAGGATAACCGCATCCGGCTGGTTGGGGCATCATACGGCTCAACGACCAGCAAGATAAACCAGCAAGTCAACGGCGCTTCGCGCCTGCTGTTTACAGGCACGGCCAGCCTCACCGCCAACCTACTCTATTTTCAGGGCCCCATGTACGGCGTCGGCGTCGAGAACCTGACGCTTGATTGCGACAACAAGGCCGGTCGCGGGCTTCTGGTCAACCACGTCACGCAAGGCACGTTTCATCGCGTGTCGTGCCGCAACTTTACTGAAACGGGGTTCTACCTCACAACGCAATCAGCAAACCCAACGGGCGCTGCTTTCGGGTGCGCGGACAACAGGTTCACCGATTGTTATGCGCTGCTGGACACGCAAGCGACAAACACGGAAGGCACGGCCACCGGCACGCAGACGAGCACCACTTTAGCCGACACAGGCAAGACGTGGACAACCAACGAATGGACAAACTACCAGGTGCGGATTGTCTCCGGCACAGGCTCCGGGCAGACGCGCACGATTTCGTCGAACACCGCAACCGCGTTGACGGTCAGCTCTGCCTGGACAACGACCCCGGTTGCGGGAAGCAGTGTCTACCGCATTGAAGGCACTATTCGCGGCATCATCCTGACTTCAGGCGTGTCAACCTCAACAGACCTTGCAGGCCAGCCCGACAGCGCCCGCAACGTCTTCATTGGCGGGACGTATTTCTACGGCTGCACCAGCGAAAGCCACGGCGCATGGCTCAACGGGGCAGACAACAACGCTTTCATCGAAGTGCAATTTCTTCCGCGTCACAGTGTGACGACCGGCTACGACGTTTACCTGCAACAGTGGACGGCAAACGGCGCGTTTCCTCTGGAGAACTACTTCTCCAACCTGGGCATGACGCGCGGCGTGGCTGGCAACGGCAGCGTAGGCTCAAGTTACGGCAACACGTTCTATCCGTTCCCGACCAGCGACGGGGCAACGGGCCTCGAAACGGTCACCGGCATCAGCGGTGGTGACCACAAGGGCAAGTCCTATGTCGGCGGAAAGCGCGCCTATCGTGGGCGGCAAGTCATCCGCGTTGACGACAGCACGACACGAAACACGACCAGCACAACCGAAGTCGATTTGACCGGTTACAGCACGACCATCACGACGCTGGCCGACACCAAGCTGAAAGTCACGCTCAGTGTCTGGGCTACAAAGTCCACCAGCAACTATGGCTATTACTACATCAACGTCGGCGGAACCAGTGACACGGTGTCGGAGTTGCGGGTCGGCGCTGACGGCTATTATAGCAGTCGCGTCACGGTCGGCATCATCGACGTAGGTGCCGGAACGCATACGGTAAAAATCAGGTTCAAGTCCGGCGACGGAGCACTCACCGAAGTCCTCAAGGGCTTCATGATTGTCGAGGAACTCTACTAATGCCCGACGCCTTCGACCGCCCGCCCCAGCGCACAACACCGCCCACCGACTGGGACAAGCGCCTCGCCGAATGGGTCAGGCGCAGCGAAACCGACAACACCCGCATCGTCGTGGCACGGCATGACGTGGAGCCGGTTGCGCAATAAAGTGTAAAACGCTCGGCGAGGGCGCGAAAGAAAATTTCAGGACATGACGAACAAACACGGTTTTCAGCCGGGAAACACTCTGGGCGGCAGAAGCAAGAAAGACTTGGAACTCGAAGCCCACGCACGGCTTCACGCCAAGCACGCCATCGACGTTGCCGCACAAATCCTGCTGAACACCGAAGCCAGCAACTCCGACAGGCTCAAGGCCGCACAACTCATTCTCGACCGGGGCCACGGCAAGCCCAAGGAACAAGTGACCGTCACGCATGAACGTCCAGTTACCGAATGGACCGAAGAACAACTCGACGCAGCTATTGCTGGCCTTGCAGGAGAAGCGCGCAAGGGTGAAGGCGCGGCAAAGTCTCATTGATTTTACGGAATACAGTTACGACCGCTACAAGACAGCAAACCACCACCGGGTCATTGCCGGTCACCTGGAACGGGTCGAACGCCGCGAAATCGACCGGCTCATGCTCTTGGTGCCCCCGCGCCATGGCAAATCGGAAATCGCCTCGCGGCGCTATCCGGCTTGGGTGTTGGGCCGCAACCCAACCCGCCAGATTATCAGTGCCAGTGCATCAGAAAGTTTCGCCCATGACTTCGGACGTGAAGTCAGGAACATCATCCGGGACGAACCCTACAGAAGACTGTTCCCCCACGTCGAACTTGCCGACGACAGCCAGGCATCAGGCCGCTGGCACACAAGGCACGGTGGAATATTCTATGCGGTTGGTGTTGGCTCGCAGATTCTCGGCAAGGGCGCGGACGAGTTCATCATTGACGACCCCTTTGGCTCCATGGCCGACGCCCAAAGCGAAGTTGAACGGCGAAGGGTGAAGGACTGGTATCAGGGCAGCGTCTACAACCGCCTTATGCCGGGTGGGGCCATCATCCTCATCAACCACCGCATGCACGAAGACGACTTGTCGGGCTATTTGCTTGAGCAACAGGCCAACGGCGGCGACAAGTGGGAAGTGGTCGAGCTGCCGGCCATTGACGACGAAGGCCACGCCCTGTGGCCTGAAGCCTATCCGATTGACGCCCTGCAACGCATCAAGCGCAACACGCTGCCGCGCTTCTGGTCGGCGCTTTACCAGCAAGACCCGCAGCCCGACGAAGGCACGTTTTTCAAGGCCGATTGGTTCAAGCGCTACGACGAGCTACCCAAGGTCAACGTCTATGGCACCAGCGACTTGGCGGTCACCGACGAAGGGGGCGACTACACGGAGCATGCGGTCTGGGGCATCGGTCCCGACAGCACCATCTATGCGCTGGACTGGTGGCGCGGGCAGACCAATGCCAGCGTCTGGATAGACAAGCAGTTGGACCTGGTAGCGAAGCACAAGCCGCTGATTTGGTTTTCCGAAGCGGGCGTCATCAAGCGGGCCATTGAGGGCGTTCTCGACCGCCGCATGACTGAACGCAAGACATGGGTTGCAATGGAGTGGGTCAGTTCCATTCACGACAAGCCCACGCGGGCGCGGGCGTTTCAAGCTCTGGCTGCAAACGGGAAAGTAGCGTTTCCGAAAGCCCCGTGGGCGAATGACATCATTGACCAGTTGGTGCGGTTTCCGGCTGGCAAGCATGACGACGCAGTGGACGCCTGCAGCCTTATCGGGCGCGCGGTCGCTGACACGTCGAGTGCCGTTTACAGGCTAGCGGCCCCTCCCAAGGGCGAAGACCGCTATGCCCGCACGCGGTCCTTGGCGGCACAGCAGAACTGGAAGACAGCATAATGGCTTATGACCAGAAAGAAGCGGACGCCTATCTGGCCGACCTGAAGCGCAAAGCCACGGTCGCCATGGATATGCTGGACCGCGCGCGCCGGGACGCTCAGGTCTGGCAGAACTACTACGACGGTATCCAGTGGACGGACGCCGAACGCCGCACGCTGGAAGCCCGTGGCCAGCCTGCGCTTGCGTTCAATCATGTGAAGCCTGCCGTCAACGCCATCATCGGCATTGTCGAGCGCGGAAGAACCGACCCGAAGGGGTGGGGCCGCACCCCGAAGGACCAAGATAGCGCCGAAGTCGCCACGGACGGGCTGCGCTATGTGGCGGACGTGACGCGCTTCCAAACGAAGCGCCGCGATTGCCTCAAGGACTTTCTGGTCTGGGGCATTTGTGCGGGCGTGACCGAAATGGGCGAGGGGGCTGAGATTGGCCTGCGCCGCATCCGGCCTGAAGAGTTCTTTTATGACCCGTACTCCCGCGACACGGACTTCGGTGACGCAAGGTATATGGGCATCGCGAAGTGGATGGACGAGCAGGACATCATCGACCTCTACCCTGACCAAGCCGAAACCATCCGCACCTCGTTCAATTACGACCAGAGTGCTTCCGACACCTACCGCGACCGACCGAAGGACGGCTGGGCATGGGTTGACAGCCGACAGCGCCGCATCATGTGCTTTGAGATGTACAAGCGCAAAGGCGGCGATTGGGAGAAGTGCGTCTTCGTCTCGGGGGGCATTCTGGAAAGCGGCCCAAGCCCGTTCTTGGACAGCAAGACCGGACGCCCGCGCTGTGCCATCCTTGCGCAGTCGGCTTACGTGGACATCGACAACTGCCGCTATGGCATCGTGCGCGACATGCTCGGGCCGCAGGACGCCATCAACAAGGCGCGAAGCAAGGCCGTGCATATCCTGAACGTGGCCAAGCTGCGCGTAGACCCCGGCGTCATCGACATTGATACGGTCAGGCAGCAGTGGGCGAAGCCAGACGGGATTATCGAAGCGCGCGAGGGGCAGATTGAAGAACTGGGCGACCGGAACTTGGCACCCGGCCACCTCGAACTGTTGCGGGACGCCAAGGAAGAAATGCGCCGTCAAAGCCCGACGCCTGGCATTGTCGGTCGGCAGGGGGCCAGCCAATCGGGCCGCGCCATTCTGGCCGAGCAGCAGGCAGGGCTAACCGAACAGGCCCCGCTCTTGGCGCAGTTCGATGATTGGACGCTCAGGTGTTACCGGGCCTTCTGGGACGCGATAAAGCAGATCTGGAACCAGCCGAAGTGGATACGGGTGACCGACGACGAGAATGCCCCGCGCTTTGTGGGCTTGAACGTGCCCCAGCCTGCCATGGACCCCATGACGGGCATGCCGCAGGTTGACCCCATGACGGGCCAGCCCGCCATGCAGATGCAGAATGCACCGGCCGACATGGACGTGGACATCGTCATCGACAGCACCCCGGACACGGCAGTTATTCAAGAAGAGCAGTTCCAGCGTTTGGCTGAACTGGTGCAAGCGGGCATGCCCATTCCGCCCGACGTGCTGATTGAAGCCTCGAGCCTGCCCAAGAAGCGCTTGCTTCTGGACAAGCTGAAGCAGGCGCAGGAGCAGCAGGCCCAAATGGCCCAGCAGCAGCCTAACCCCGCCATGGTGCAGATTGAGGCGGAAAAGGAAAAGCAGGCGCTTATCCTTATGGCCAAGCGGGAGCAAATGGCCATGGACGCCGAAGCCCAGCAGCAGCAAATGGAACGCCAGCAGCAGGCTGAAGCCCTGAAGCATGAGCGCGACATGCAGTTGGCGCAGTTCAAGTTCGTCTCCGACCGGCAGGGCCACGTCAACACCATGCGCGAGGCCAGCATGAAGTCCAGCATTCGCGCCCGTGCCACGGCAGAACCCATGGAAGGCGACGACATGGGGGGGCCTGAAATCAGCTACCTGACACCGGGTGAAGAAGCCATGGTGGCGGCACAGCAGCAGACGGCGCAGGCCATTATTGCGGTGCAGGCGCAGACGGCGGAAGTCATGGCGCAGAACGCACAGGTCATGGCCCAAGCGGCGGACGGCATCGGGCAGGCAGCGCAGGCGATTGCACAAGTGGCCGGTGTCATGGCCGCGCCGAAGCGTTTGGTCAAGGACCCGCGTACGGGTGAGAAGCGGGTGGAAATTGTGACGGGGTCAATCAACTAATGGCCATTCAGCTATCGACAGCGGTGCGCAACGCGCGCCTCGACGCGATTGAAACCACGGTGGGGACCAGTGCCATCATCCGCATTCGCACGGGCGCTGCCCCTGCCAACTGCGGAACGGCTGACAGCGGGACCATCCTGGCTGAATTGACACTGCCTAGTGACTGGATGGCCAATGCGTCGGGCGGCACGAAAGCCTTGGCGGGAAGCTGGCAAGACCTGTCGGCCAACAACACGGGCACGGCGGCGCATTTCCGGCTTTACGACAGCGCGGGGACGACTTGCCACCTGCAAGGCACGGTCACGGCGACGGGTGGCGGCGGGGACATGGAGGTCAGCAGCACGTCATTCACGGCGGGGCAGTCCTTCACCATCAACACCTTCACGCTTACAGACGGGAACGCCTGATGGCTGATAACGTAGGATATACCCCCGGCTCGGGAGCCACCATTGCTGCCGACGATATCGGCGGCGTGCTTTACCAGCGCGTCAAGATGATTCACGGCGCAGACGGTATTGCGCACGAAACGTCCAACGGAAATCCGCTTCCGACCGAAGAGCACGGCGAACTGTTGGACGCCATCGAAGCACTGCGCATGGCGGTTCAATCTCTGACCCGCACGCAAGGCATGGCCATGCCGGATACGGCGGGCAGGTTGCGTGTGCTGGCTGAAAACCCGACAGCGGCCAACTTGCAGACAACGGCAACGATTGCGTCGGGAACCGTGACGACAGTTTCAACGGTGACCAACCAATCCCAGGCGGGAACCTTCGCCATGCAGGACCACATTCCTGCCCTCATGCATTTGCAGGCGGACAGCCTGCGTAGAAACATAGCGGTGACGTAATGGCCACGACCAATGGCAATCGGAAAATTCTCGACCTGAAGCGGTGGGAGTTCTGCACCCCGGCCCCGCAGGCCACGGGTGCCTCGCACGTGATTATCTCGTCGCGGCACTATCGCCAGCAGCAGTTGCTGGTGACCGCCACGACCAATGCGCAGCTCTACAACCCGAACGAAGACGGTTGGATTGCGGTCCCATCCCCGGCGCTTGCAACCTTTGCCGCCGGGGCGTGCGGGACGGCTGGTTCATTCTCGACCGGCTCGACGGCTGGCGCTTCATTCCTGACGGCGACGGCGGGGTCAACGACGACAATCACGACGAACCAGACCCTTGCGCGCGACCTTCGCGGCTATAGTGTGTACTTCGTCGGCGGAACCAATGCGGGCAAACTCAAGACCATTGCCAGCAATACGATTGGCGCTAATGCCGTCATTACGTTTGACAGCGCGGAGGCGGTGGCCTTCGACGCGACCAGCCAGTACAGGCTCAAGACGCCAACCTGGTTTGTCTTCGGCGGTGGCACGCTTGCGGCGGGCTCATTCAAGCGATATGACTTCGCCACCAATTCATGGGTGACACTGGCCAACACGGGTCTGCCCGCGTCCTTCGGCACGGACGGAAGGCTTGTGGCCACACCGGCATGGATTGACAGCGGGTTCAAGTCTTTTGCGACAGGAACGGCCACGGCGGGTGCCTCAACAACGCTGACCAATTCGGCGAAGGCGTGGACTACGAACCAGTGGACGAACTCACAGCTTCGCATAACGGCGGGAACGGGTGCGGGCCAAATCCGCACGGTGGCGTCAAATACCGGAACCGTGCTGACCGTGGGCAGTGCGTGGACGACCACGCCGGACGCTACAAGCCAGTATAGCCTCGAAGGCAATGACGACTTTCTCTATCTCATGGGCAATGCGGCGGTGACCATGTACCGATATTCTATATCGGGCAATACATGGTCTACGCTGTCACCCGTTGCTGCCCGTGCAGCCGCCCCTGGCCTTTCGGCGGGGGGAAGTTGGGTGCATTCTGTATCGGCTACGGACT